CACCCATCCGAGCCGGATCCTCTACGGCTTCGCCGGATCGATCGTGCAGACCATCGCCTTCGTGACCTGCTTCGGCGGGTGCCTGGCGTCCTTCGGCTACCCGCTGCCGATCGTCACCCTCGCGCTGACCTACCTGCTGTCCAACTCCCTGGGATCGATCATCCCCTCCCCCGGAGGAATCGGACCGGTCGAAACGGCCCTGACCGGAGGCCTGTCCGTGGCGGGCGTGCCCTATTCGATCGCCTTCTCGACGGCGATCCTCTACCGGCTCTTCACCTTCTGGGGGAGAGTGCCGCTCGGATGGCTCGCGCTGCGGGACCTGAGCAAGCGCGGGAACATCTGACAGACGGGGGGCGGCCGCGTCCCCGCCGGCGGGCACGACGACCACGCGGGCGCCGCGTTCGGCCAGGCGCTCGGGCGTGCGGGATTTGATGCCCAGGTCCACGGCGACGACCGTCGCGACGGCGGGGCCGTCCGGCTCGATCGTGTACCTCTCGGGGGTCGTGACGTCGCCCGAGAGGGTCGCGCCGACCATCCCCTTGAGCGCGTCGTTGGAGGCGCCCATGGCCGCCAGCGAGTCCGCGATGACCTCGCGCAGGCGATCCCGGTCCCATCCGCATTCCAGGAATTCGAAGTTGAACGCCTGGCTCATCTCGTCGGGACGGACGTAGGCGGCCAGTTCGGCGGCGGGGGCGAGCCCCGCCGAGATGTCCGAGGAACTGGGCCTGCCTGCCGAGACGTGCCTGGCTCGTGTGCGCTCCTTGCTGAAGCGCAACGACGTGTGGACGAACCTCGAACGCCAACAGATGCTGATCGCCGACATGTACGACTTGAAGACGCGCGCCTTCAACTTCCTGGAGCGGTGCTTCGAGTCGGACGAGATAGCCGCCAGGCACATCGAGGCGGTCAACAGCGTGCTCAAGCAGCTCGGCGATCGCCTGGACAAGGTGAAGGAATACAACGACGAGGAGGAGGCCAGGGTGACGAAGCAGCAGACCCGGCTGATCCTCGACCTGGTGGAGGACGCCTGGGAGCGTGTGCGCATTCACATCTCTAACGCCTACGCCAATAACCAATTACTTGACCCGGAGGCGATGGACGAGGTCTTCTACCAGGCGCTGAAGGAGGCCCATGCTGATCAAAGCTAGCGCGATCGACAGCGCTATAGCGACGGTCAAGGCGCACAGGAGGCAGGACAGCTTCAAGTCCGACCCCGTGGGCTGGGCGCAGTACATGCTGGGCACGGACGAGGGGACCCTGTGGAGTAAGCAGCGGGAGATCGCTCGGGCCGTGGTGGAGAACAACTCGACGGCCGTGAAGGCCGGCCACGGCGTGGGGAAGTCCCGGCTGATGGCTGTGCTCATCTGCTGGTGGGTCGACACCCGCTACCCCCACTGCTACGTGATTTCGACGGCGCCGTCGATGGCGCAGGTGCAGGACGTTTTGTGGCGCGAAGTGATGCAGCTGAAGGACATCGTGGAGCGGCGCTTCGAGGAGGGGCTCGTCGACCACAAGCTGCCGGGGCGGATCACGATGGACGTTCAGTGGAAGGACGACGTGACGAAGCTGCCGCTGGGGCGCGGCAGGAAGCCGCCGGACAACCTGGGCGGGAATTCGTTCCAGGGCATCCACGGCGACGTGCTGGCGATCGGCGACGAGGCCTGCGGGCTGTCGGGCGAGCTGATCGACGCCCTGGCGAACATCACGACGAACGAGGCCTCTCGGCGTGTGCTGATCGCGAACCCAACGGACCCGATGAGTTACCTAGGGAAGATCTTCAAGGAGGAGATGGAGAACTGGAAGCGCATGTCCATCTCCGTCTTGGAGAGCCCGAACTTCACGGGCGAGCCCATGCCCCCTAATGTGTTGCAGAAGCTCACCGGGCCATCATATGTGGAGCAGAAGAAGCAGGAGTACGGGGAGGACAGCGCGAGGTTCAAGGCCCGCGTGCTGGGCGAGTTCGCTTTCGACATCGAGGACTCGCTGATCCTACCGGGCGATGTTGAGACAGCGTGTCTCACGGAGCGCGAGCGGATCGGACGGCCCGTGCTGGGCGTGGACGTGGCGCGCTTCGGCGCAGACCGCTCCGTGGTTTACCTGTGCGTCAATGGGGTTGTGCGCTTCGTGGATTCGTGGGCGAAGACGGACCTTGTGCACAGCGCACAGCGGGTGCACGACCTGGCTCTGCGGGAGGGCGCACACGCCGTGGCGATCGACTGCGACGGGATCGGCGGCGGCATGTTCGACATCCTCAACTCGTACGCTAACCGCACATACGACATTCTGGCTGTGCGAGGTTCCATGTCGAGCCCCGACAGGGGCCGGTGGCACAACTACCGCTCCTACATGTGGGACTCGTTCAGATACCGGTGCCGCACAGGTGAGCTCGACTTGGACCCGCTGGACATCGACCTGCACGACGAGCTGCTGTCCGTCGGGTATTCGTATAATACGATGTCTGGCGGGCTCGTCCTAGATTCGAAGGACAAGCTGAAGAAAGACGTCGGCAAGTCGCCTGACTTGGCCGACGCCGCAGTATATGCTGCTATAACGGACCAGAACATAAGAGACGCCATCCAGCAGGAAACCGTGTTCTCCGACGCGGGGGACATGATGGATGACGACGAAGACGACTACTTACACGAAATGGGGGAGACTTTTGGATTCCAACGCATACTCGTTTAGCGACGAGGGTATCGCGTTCATCAACGAGGCGCAGAGGTCCTACCTCCTGGACGAGGGCGCCAACTGGGTGAGCTACGCCGACGACAAGGGACTGACGCTGGCTTTCATCCACGAGGTTGTGCGAGGTCTTCGGGACATGGCACGAGACCACCCGCTGCACAAGCGAGGCGCACAGCTGAGGACCAGCTACATATTCGGCGATGATTTGGTGTTCAGCGACACCTCAGCAAAACTGGACAAGTTCATCAAGTCGGAATCGGCGCAGAGAACGCTGTTCTCCGCTTCGGCTATGGAGAGTCTGAACCTGGAAAGGTTCTGTGCGGGGAATGTGTTCCTGTTCCGCGAGGTGCATACCGATAAGCTGACGCTCGTCCCCGTGGAGGAGATCGAGGAGATAGTCCGGGATTCGTTCGATTCGTCCGTTGTGAAGTATGTGCGTCGCACATGGACGCCGGACGGGCAGAACACGATCAGCCAGTGGTTCCCGACGGCCGAGTACCGGCGCGGGGTGCAGCGGTTGAGGAAGCCGCCGAACACAGCCTACGAGGTGAACGGCAACTACGTCGTGTACATCCTGTCATCCGGTAGGCATGCCGGGCACGCATTCGGTGCTCCAGACTCCCTAGCGGCCGCGCTGTGGAGCGTCGCCTACTCGGGTTACCTGCGAGATTCGGCGCGGCTGTCGAAGGCCTTGTCGAAGATAGCTTGGGCGATCGTCAATAGCAACAATCAGGGGAAGCGGCAGTCGGCGGTGGAGATCTCCAACCGCGGTGACGTAGTGGGGGCCACGGCGAGCTTGGGGCCGAACCAGTCTCTGGCCGGCGTGGGCGTCCCGAGCGCACAGGTCAACTACGGGAACGGCCAGCCTCTGGCCGCTCTCGTGGCGGCAAGCTTCGGTATCCCGGTCATCGCGCTGTTGTCGTCCCCCGGTGCGACGGGTGGTTCCTACGGGGCTGCGACGACGCTGGACAGGCCGACGATCAACGGCTTCAAGCTGGAGCAGCGCAAGTGGCGGGACTTCTTCAAGCAGGTGATGATGGACGTGGACCCGTCGGTGAAGGACGTGGACATTAAGTTCCCGTCGATCGAGCAGGACCCCACCTATCGCGCTTTGCAGTCGCTCGCTACGTCTATGTCCACTGGGGCAATCCACCAGGACGAATATCGCCAGGCTGTGCTCAATTTGCTCGCTGTGCCCGATATACATGGTGACGAACTGCCCGAGCCGAACGATTTTCTGAAGAGTGGTAATGTGTCCGGTGGGGACGATGGCGATGCTGTACGCGACCCGGTGGCGCGTCAAGGCAACCAGGGCGCCGTCCCCGGCGGTTTCAACCAAGGAGACACCGAAGATGAAGATCAGTGAGAGCACGAACACCAGCGTCCTCAAACCCATTAAGGGTACACGCAAGTGGCTTGTGCGACTCATAACCGAGGGCCAGGGCTCGACCGGCGTCTACACGAAGGAAGCGCTGCAGGGCAGTTTCGCCGAGGCGTTCCCCATCGGGACGCACATGTACATCGACCACGCCACCGAGGCCGAGACCGATGAGCGCCCCGAGGGAACGCTGACGAAGCTGGCAGCTGTGATCGCCGAGACGCCGCACTGGCAGGACGCTCCGGAGCCCGGGATGTACGCGACGATCGAGGTGGTCGAGCAGTGGGCGCCCTTCATCGAGCAGGTGTCGGATATCATCGGCGTGTCGATCCACTGCGGCGCGACACTGGTGCAGGACGACAACCTCGTGACGGCGGGGGGGGCCCCCCCCGCCGTGGTAGGGGGGAGAGGGCGGGGGGTGT